CAATGGATTACAACGAACTTACAGATAAATTTCCCTTCTTATCATGCATAAAACATGGTACTACTGAATATGTTGGTATTATGCAAAATCAAGATGATTTTGTTACTAGCATTTACGTATATGATGTTCTTGATGATGAAGCACAGAAACGTGATTTTTTACGTTTAGGTGATGTATGGTGGTGGGAATCAAATAGAGTAATACCTATTAATATATTTTTAGCAGGAGATTTTACTAAATTTCAAAATTGTTTGAGAACTTTTACAACTAAAGATGTAAAATTAGTATTTGGTCCAGTTACTAGTTTAAATAATATTATCAGAAAACGTATTAAAAGACGTCAAATACAATTAGTTAAAAAGACTGACGATTAGTAAATAAATTTAATTGTACACAGATTGCTAATGCATACCCAATAGCATGACTTTTCTTAAAATAATATGTGCCATCTTTAGGCTTTTTCCAAACATTAGATTCAATTTCATTCCAATTTTGTTTAGCTAGATATCGTTTTGCTGGTCTTATAATTGCTAATACTGATGCAAGTTGTTCTACTGATTTAGGTTTTAATACATTAACAATATCAAAATGATTATGTATATGGAATAGTTGTTCTACTATTTCTTTGTGCTCTAATAAACTCCAATCTGGATCTTGATCAATTAATTCTTGTAAATGTTTTTCATTTTCTACGTTATCATATACTCCAACATTTAGAAAATCTAATTTAAAGTAACCTCTATCTTCTGCTTCTTTATAATCAATATTTGCAGAGCTAGTAAACGGATGTACAGGTATGTCAGTAAAGTATACTCCAGTATTATGTTTTTTTATTTCGCCATTTTGTATAATACTAGCAGGTATGTGTTTTAGTTTTTCTAATAACACACTTCTATCTTTTACATCAATGTCAACATCAGTTTTTATCATTTGTTTTTTCATCTACTGTTGGAAATGTTATTGACATGCCGTCACCTGAGTCTATCATTCCTGCATCTATAGTACCATCATCATTTGTAAAAGAGTATGATGCAGTTGTAGGTGCCCAATCTAAATCAGTTGTTATAGAATCATAATCAATTCCTGCACCTTTTGTTGCGTTTCTAACTAATCTCATTCTATGATCAATTTCTTCCCAAGTTTTATATAAGTTATCAGATTCATTTTGTTTTTTTATAACTTTATCTTTATGAATTAAATGTACTAGTGTGTTTAACTCTTCCCATTTTTCTCTAACTGCTTGGTTGTCACTTTCTTCTGCAATGTTTGCCACTATTTGTGGCGAGCCATGTATTTTTTCGTCTGTCATATGCCTGCCTTTTCTAATACATCTTCTACAAACTTAACATCCTGACTTGCCATTTGAAATTTTGCAGTCCAAAAGTCTGGATCAATGTATTCATTTACTAATGCAACTTGTTCTGCATTAAATGATTGTAATAGTTTAACACCACTTTTGGAATTATACAAGATCCAAGGTGATATTTTTCCACATCTAATATAATGAACTGCCCTATTTGGCGTTATTTGCTCTAAAAATAAGTTCCAGGGGTTTCCGGTTTCGTCTTCCCAACGTTTCATTATTAGTATAGCACGTTCAATAGCAGTTCTGGCCTCTTCTTTTTTATTATGTTCTTTAACATACGTTTCGTAGACTGAATCTAAATGCCATCTATCAATTTTAATAGTATGTTTGCACAAATAATCTACATATTTTGTTGGATCTATAACATTCACATCAACTAGGTATCTTCCAAATTTTGTAAATGCTGTATAATAACGACTTTTTGCAAAATTATCATAACTTCTTTCATTTACTGCTTGACTCATTGTTTGTTTGTAAAAATGCTGATACGATCTAAATGCTAATTGCACAAATCTTTCATCTTTTTGCTGGTATCTTCTTTTTGGTTCACACATATGAACTGATAATGTTGATTCTTTTGTGAATTTTGCATTACAATACTTACACTGAAACATCATTTTTTACCAAGCTCTTTAATTTCCTTGTCTGTCCAACCTTGCTCTCGTGCTAATTTTTTTAAATTATTATTATCATTAACTAATTTAAGAACTTCTATTTCATCACGTTTTGCTGTTGGAAAACATTCAGTTAATAATTTATCTACTCCAGTTTTTTTCCCTTTACCTTTTGGGGCTTTTACCCAAGGATGAAACATTTTCTTTTTAATTCCAGCTAACGACAATAATTTCCAAAATAACATTGAATCGTTATGATGTTTTTGTATTAATCCAAAATGCTTGTTAGCAAAATCATTTACTGCTAAAATATAATGTTCTTTAAATGCTTTTTGTCCTTGCACATTACTTGTAAATCTCATTGCTGTATATGGAGAAAATGATTTACGTTCTTCACTGTCTAAAGTGCTATACCATTTGGAATTAGCCATATCAATATTGTACAACATTTGATTTAGGTTAATTTTTTTATCTGGCACTACACTATCTCCTCTAATATTCCCAATGCTTCTGCTATTATAAACAAAACTCCTGCAAAAAGCAAGTTTCCTATAATTAAAAATCCACCTGCCGCAATTCTTAATACACTTTTAACTAAACTAACGTAAAAATGTCCTTTGCTTGGGTCTTTACTAGCTGGAGTCATTACAATATATCTCCTACCTGTATTTGATCAGGAATTTGATTTAGTTCTTTTGCAAAAAATACACAACTTGGTTTACTTCCTGCTTTAATTGGCATTGTTAATACGTGTCCATTTTTTAACTTAGGAAAATACCACTTTACTTCTTGGAATACATTTACTATTTTAACTTCTTTAAACTCATGTGTATAACCTGAAAATGGATTATGGACAAATGCTTCAAATCCTCTGTCATTTAAACTTGTAAGAGGAAGCATCTCACAAATACCAAGTTCTTTTTCACCAACTAATATACTCCAATCCATTGGCATTTCAATTTGTTGTCCGCCTATGTCTAAGATTACTGCTGGAGCATTAAATGATTCTAAAAATATTAAGGGTATAAAAAAATAATCCAATGCTTTTGGTGTCGTACAGTCTAAAACACAATATTGTAAGTCGTCAACTTCATTTGGTACTGCATTTAAGTCATACGTTACGTTTTCTACTGTTAGTATGTTCATATTGTTGCCTTTTCTATTGTAAAAGGATAGTTTGCTTCTTTATAAAATTTCTTTCTTGTAGTTAAGTGACGTTTTGAAAATTTACACGTTGACGTTATATCCCAAATATTTACATGATCTTTATCTTCTGCTTTTCTTATACCTCTACCTATTGATTGTATAACTCTTACAAAAGACTTTCCTGGTTCTAATAATACCAAATTAAATATTCTTGGTAAATTAATTCCTACTGCCGCTACACCATATGTAGCAATAATAACTTTGTGTTGTTCTGTTGCAATACTATCGTACTCTTCTTCTCTATCTTCCATTTTTGTTCGACCTTGAACAAATACCGATCCTACTATTAATTCTTCTAATAGTTGTCCAGACTTAATTCTGTCAACCAGTATTAAAGTATTTCCTTCTGCCCTAATTTTCTCAATTAGATCTGCTATAAATTCTAACCTCTGCGGATTAGTTACTAAATGAGTTTGTTCATTTGCATAATGACTAAATGCTTGAGTATCTTGTGTTTGTATGACATTTACATGACATTGTGCAAGTACTCCTTTGTTTTGTAGTTCACTTGCTGACAATTTATTAATAACTTCACCAAGACTTGCTTGTAATGATGCTATTTCATAATCTTCTTTTGGAATAGTACCTGTAAGTCCCCAACGTATAGGAACGTTAGCAAATGGGCCCGTTAATAGTGTTTTAAGCACGTCTGCTTTAGCCTGATGCACTTCATCTACCATAACGCATACAACATCTTGCAAGAAGTCTCCTATATTTGTTTCTGCTTCAAATTTTTTAGTTTTCTTAAACATAACATTAAGACTTTGCCAAGTACAAATTGTGTGTTTTTTATCAAATTCTTTTCTTTCACCATAATACACACCAACATCTAAGCCAAGTGTTTTATAGTCTGCTTCAGTTTGAGATACTAATGATTTGTTTGGAACTATAACTATTGATCTACCATATGGTTGAACTAACTGAGATAGTGTTGCTGTTATAATTGTTTTACCTGCCCCAGTTGCAATTTCCTGTAAGCATTGTGGTTGCTCTAAAAATTTATTAATTGTTTCTACTTGATAATCTCTCAACACAATTGGTTGTCCAGCTTGTGGATGTTTTGGTCCCCAAGTTTTATTAAAATGCAAACTTTCGTCAATCAACTCAAATTTAAAATCATGTGTGTTTCTATTATCTTCAATATCAACTTCATAGTCTTGTTCTTCAATAATTGGTAATACTTTATCAAGTAAGTTTAGATATGTTCTTCCACCTATATCACAAAATCGTATATTACCATCCCATCTACCTAACTTATATGCTGGTAAATGATATGCATATGGTAAAAAGTATTTTAGCTTATCAGAAATTTTACGCCTTGTAATAACATCAAGGCCTTCAAATCTCACATTCACTTCATCTTTTATAATTAATTTTGTAACTTTAGACATAACTGTATAATAACTTATTTGTTGTTGAAATGCAACTTAATTTATAATCTGGCCTTTTTTATCTACAGGTAAACCTTGATAATAGCCTTGTTTATGAATTAAAAGAATAATTTGTTTTAGTCTAGAAGTATATTGCTCTCCAAGTTCACTCCAAGCAACTAAAAACTGTGCAAGTATTGAGGCATTAGTATGGCCATATTTTTTTATTTCTCTATCTCTTTGATTTCTAAATTCTTCATATGCAGGATGATTGTTTAAAATTTGAATATAATCAACTATGCAAGTACAATACGTATCATACATTCGTACTCCCCATTCAGCATTTGGTCTTTTCTTTGCTTTCATTTGTGGAATCAATGGATCCCAAGTTCTAATACCAAATAAATTATTTCCTTCAACTGCAAATCTACTTGTTCCCCAGGCACTTTCGTATGCCGCCATAGCAACAATTAGATCAAATGGTATTTGTTTTTCTAATGGATAGATATTTGGGTGATCCGTGTATAACATCTTAACACATGAAAATATTTTTAATACAAAATCTTCATTGTTTTCGACTTTAAACACATCAACTTTTTTAATATCATTTCCACTTGTTGCTGTTGGTAATAATAATACTGAAATTATAAGTAATAAT